CGCAACAGGCACGCTTCATTACCGCGTATACACATACCGTCGGAACGTGCACTGAGGCTGTGCAACTGGTCTACAAGGCAAGCGGCGGTTCGGCCGTATATCAGAGCGGCGCGCTCGATCGATGCTTGCGCGACATTCTGACGATGAATCAGCACTTGATGGGATCACTAAGGACATACGAGATGGCAGGGCGGTGGCTGCTCGGTCTCGAGCCGCTACGCTGGTTATTCTAACGGCCCGTTGCGGGTCAGGGCTTCGAGTTTTCTAAGTGTAGGCCGACTTCTGCAGACTTTAGCGCGTCGCTCACCTTCGCCCGAACGGAACACCTGCGGCCCCCTTCGTGAGATTCTCTGGACGCCATCGGTTGTGCTGCCTGGCTGGCGGAGCACGGGGGATTCGAACCAGCGGGACTCTTTCGGATTCGATGAGCTGAGTGTGACACGAAGTTGGGCGCACTACCTCCGCATAAAAACGCATCCGTGCCGGAGAATTTGTTCTCACCAACCCCGTGCGCACTCCGGATGATAGTGCCGCCCGTCGGTGTTCATCGTTTTCGTCGAGCCCAGCACGAGGCCACACTTCGGGCATGTCGATCCACCGCCTTCAATCTCTCGGGTCACCTGATTGTATGCCTCAGTCAACTCGTCAGCATTCCACGGGTCCTCGGGCGGCGGATTTCCTTGGCGGATTGCGGCGTCGACGGCCTGCTGATGCTGCGCCTTCTGCTTCACATACGCGAATATGCCCGGCGTCCGATCTGCGAATGCCAGCATGATCGCCTCTGCGCGGTCGGGCGAGCCGACCCCGCGCTTGGCCATCTCGTCCTTCGACTCGATTTGGATCAATCCCCGTAGGTTGGCCTTCCACCTGATCGATGCCAGCTGTGATATTGCCAACTCATCGTTGAGTCCGTGGATCGCGCCATTCTCGAATAGTTCGCGTAGCTTCCAGTAAAGTTGAGCCTTCAGGTTCGCGAACTGATCCGGAAATTGCGTCGCCGTCCCGACGTTGACCTCGTTGCATGGATAGCCGAGAGCTTCCAGCCGCGGCACGAAGTTGTGACCCACGCCGATCACGTCGACGTTCACTTCTTCGATTCTGGTTTTATAGGGCAAAAGGAACTCGTTGACCTTGGTAAGCGGATCTCGCAGTGACCAGGCACCGAGCGCGACAATGTTTCCTGCGGCGTGTACCGCGACCACCGTTTCATCACCGCCGTCGCTTCCTGCGACGTCGATTCCGACAGTGACACGAGGATGGCCGGGAACCTCGATTGAATCGCGTGCGGCCTCTAGCCAACTGAGCGGTATAAGCGAGTCCTCCGCCTGCTCCGGAAAACTTCCCAACACGCGCGACTGCCATAGCGGCGACTCGTCGCCCCATTCCCACAGCTTCTCGTAAACCCAGCGCCGCGTAACCAGATAGGGCCGGGGACAATACGCAAAGGTCGAGTCATCTTCGGATAGACCCTTTGGAAGCTGTCGCAGTTTTTCGAGCGGCAGGCCTTCCAGATTCGGGGTATCGAAAGCGTTTATGGTGAATGTCTTCCAGGTCGAGCGTGTTGTAGTGAATGCGCTGTAGAATGGGCCACCCGAGACGGTAGGGTTGCCAAGACTGAGCACACGCACTTGGCCGCCGGCGCGGATGCCTTCGATGGCCTCATAGACCTCGGCTCTGACGCCCGGCGCCTCATCGAGCACGATCAGAACGTGACCCGAATGAAAACCTTGAAAGCGGCTAGAATCATCAGTGGAAAGTCCGATCGCATAATTCTGTGGCCCGAGCCTCAGTTCGGTTTGAGTGGGCAGCGGAAACTTGACTTTGCCGCGTAGCACAGAGCGCAGAACGGCGCTCTTGATCTCACCCCAAATCACTTTCTCCACCTGCAACCAGGTCGGAGCAGTGGTTACGACGATTCCGTCGCGATGCGCTGTCAACCACCAAAGCGCAGCCAGCGCGATTGCGTAGGTCTTGCCCGAACTGTGGCACGCTTTCACCGCTACCCGACTATGCCGTGCGATTGCGGTGAGAATTTCGCGCTGAGATTTCCAAAGATCGGCACCTAACACGATTCTGGCGAAGAGCACTGGATCGCGAAGCAGAGCACCCGCAGCGGACCTACTTGGTTTTGGTATCGTCAATTGAGTCATTGTTTTCCGCCGCCTCTGCGTCGGCCTCTTCACACAACTTCCGGAAAGCCTCGATCTCAAGCGGCCCACCCTGTTTGCCGGTCATCTCGATTCTAGCCGGGGCCTGGTAGCCGTTGATTTCCGCCTTATGCGCCAGCACCTTGACTCCCACCTCAACGCTGCGCGGATCGCCTTTGCGAATGCCGGGCTGCAACGACAAAAACATGTCTTCGCAGCGTTCGGTGTCGAGTTTTCGGAAAGCCTCGGCCTCAGTATTGGGAAGCCGGGCGATGCCGCGATGAAACGCTCGGTGAATGGCCTGCGCAGATACGCTGTACTCCTGGGTGAACTGCGCTTGTTCCGGAATGGGCACCATCGCTTGCCGCTTCCCGTGCGCAACCGCCACGATGTGATCCGCAATCTCTTGATAACTCATCCCCAGCCGCTTCAGGTGCAGCGTCTCGGCCTCTACCCAGCGTGCGATTATGCTTCGGTTGGTCAGTAACCTCGGCTTGTTAGTCTGACGAATGGTTCCGTCCGAGTTGCGTGGCTTGTTGCTCATTTCACTTCACCAGCTCGGGCTTCAGCCCGAGCGCGGCCATTCGCTCCAGCGCTACCGCGACGAACGGCGGTGACTTTTCAATCGCGAAGCATCGGCGTCCCAACTGTTGCGCCGCGACCAGCTGAGAGCCGCTGCCTGAGAACGGCTCGTAGCAAATCTCACCACGTTCCGTATGCATCTCCATGGGCAGCGCAAAGAGTTTGCAGGGCTTCGAGGTTGGATGGGCATCCGTCTCGACCTCAGAGCTCGGAATGGCCCAAATGGTCGACGGAAATTCGCCCGCCCGCTTGCCAGTCTCTGCCCTGAATGTCTTGGGCTTCTCGCCCCTAATCCAGCCGAAGAGGCACGGCTCGTGCTGCCAGAGATACAGCGAATACGTGAGCACTGGGCGAGTTTTGACCCAGATAATCTGCTGGTGAACAAATGCCCCGGCCCCGTTCCACACTGATTCGAGCATCATCTGACGGCGTGAGGCATGCCAGCAGTACCAGGCTGCGTTGCGTTCGATCGCATGCTTGATCGCCGTGTTCACGAACCCGCGATACAGCTCGATGCCCGAACCTTCGCTGTTCCTTATGTCGGCGCTTTTCGCCTCCAGGTATTCTCCCGACCAATCCTTGTTTCGGTTGGCGGCGCCCTTGTTTCCCCAGCTTTGAGGATGAGAGCCGCCCGTGTAGCCCACTGCGTACGGCGGATCAGTCGCGAAGAGAACCGCCCGCTCGCCGTTCATCAGGCGCGTGACATCATCAGCCTTGCTTGAATCGCCGCACAACAGGCGATGCGCACCAACCCGCCATAGCTGGCCGGTTTCGGTGCTCCATTTCTTCTGTAGCTCACCCGCCTTGTCGATCTGCGCGGGAGGTTCGATGAAATCTTCTGGATGGATGAGCCGCCACACTTGATCACCCGCGGTTTGCCGCAGAAGTTCCTGGACCGCGGGACTGTCGGTGCGAACATTATTCAGGAGTGCCTGAAGCCGCTCCGAGTCGCTCTCCGCCATCGCGGCCAGCGGATCCAAGGTCAGCAGAATCTTGTCGGCTTCCTCTTCAGTGACATCCAGTATCAGCACTGGAACCATCGCCGATGGTGTTGTCTCCGCGCGGAGGTGTCCGTCGACGAGCTGCAGTCTGCCGTCGGGCAGTTCGCGCGCGAGCAGCGCGTCCGCGTACCCGATTTCTGACAAAAGCCCGCGCAGCGCAGCAGCTTGTGCTTTCGTGTGAATCCGCCAGTTTTTTTCATGCGGGATTAAGTCTCTCGCGCGTACTCTTCTCAGCTCTTTGATCCGATCTCGAATCTGCATCTTCCACATCCTCCGCCATTTGTTTTTCCGAGCTCAAAAAAAGAGCCCAGCTCGACAACCGCTTTCCTCGCGGCGTCGGACTGGGCTCGAGTTCTTCGATACCCCTTGTAGTCTTAGGTTCTTGTGTTCACGTCTTTAGTCTTGCACCTGGGAATTTGACACACAACTATCTCTGCAGTGCTAATGATGAAATCGACGTCCGATCCTGAAGATGACGGTCGAAACGTCGTCAATCGCGGATTGTCTAGACCGAGCCGCGTAATGAAATCGCATTCACTGAGTCTAGCTCATTTGCATCTGGAGATGGCTTCCCCAACTTTATCAGAGAGCAGTTCGCACCAGACTGCGTCATCCGCCAGCCAGTCCGCGACTTCCGCGTTCTCTTCGGAAAAATCGAAAATACTGCGCATGTTCGCGCATTTTCTTCGACCTGAGGGCACCGGAGAAGCTTGGATTCGGCCGTCAGCAGCCGATTTATGGTCGATTCTCTCTGTCGAGAATCAAGC